TGGACTATCTACGGTACCGTTGGGCCAGATACTTCCTGCACAACTCAATTTGATAGCGCCGGGCCAATTCGTAACCCTTGGGAGATGATATGACCACAGAAAATATATTCCCCATAGAACCATACATACCTGACCACCCATCCGTAAAAGAAGACATGGAAGCTTTAAGAAAAGATCATGTGGCGTGGTTAGACCAAAACAAGACGGAATTTGAACAGCAACTGATCTACGATAAGTGTCATCTAAACTGGCTGGAACGATCTAAAGCATTGGCGGTTAGCCCAATAGACCAAGAATGGTTTCAGGAACAAATTGATTACGTAAAACGACAAGATGAGAAAATGAGGAAGTTAAATGACCATAGACCTTAACGAACACATGGAAAAGAAAAAGCAGGAACGCCACATTAAGGCATATGATGCCATTGGTGGGGCTGTTGATGGCATGAGCATTGGGACTATCCTGCACATTTTGTCAGTATTTTCTGCGACGGTTTTAGACCAGTTAGATGAACCAGAACGCAGCAAAGCCGCTATGGTATTCTCATCCGTCATTATGGAAAGCAAAAGCCAGCCAGAGGCACCAGTGCAATGAGTGACGATCCAGTAATGCGATACGTTGACGTATTAAAAGACAGAATAGAAATGCTTGAGCGTGAGTGCGCCCAATCAATTGCGCAAATAGATAAAATGGAAGCCATAATATTTGCCTACTCACAGATAACAAACTTAACCATATCAATCAACGAGAATGACGATGACAATAAACCAAAATACGACTGACAACCCACACTATGTGACGCCTAAAGAAGCCGACATGAAAAAATGTGCCATGAAACCCAATCAATTTTATTGTGCTGGCCCTAAGTGCATGGCTTGGCGGTGGGCAAAATTAAAAGAACCAGAATATCGCGTTGAAAATAACATCATGGGTCCACATGATTACAGCACAACCCACGGCTATTGCGGGATGGTCCGGTCATGAGTGGCGGCATTGAACCCGTAATGATAAATCAAATTCCCCAGCCCGATTGGCTCGTTGTTGAATACACAACGACACAAGGGAATTTTAGGAAATGCCTGTTAAGCAATAGGGATGCCAAGGATCACTGGGCAAAGTGCAATGATGATATTAAATCGTCATACATAATTCGTGATGCAGAGCCTGATGATTTTGAAGGAGAATATCATCTGTTTTCAAAAGGAATAAATGTATGATTAATGAAATTGACATCAACAAACAATACCGCACCCGTAATGGGCGTGAAGTGCGGATTTATGCAACCGATGGTGGCGGCACGTGTTCAGTTCACGGGGCTATCTTAAAGAATGGCGAATGGGAATCCACTCGTTGGAACAAATACGGCGTTGATATCTATAACAGCCATTATAAAGATAACCTTGTTGAAGTCAAACCACGCATCAAGCGGACGTTTTGGTTTAATATTGTCCCTGAGACGCAAGGAGCAACCATTGGATGTTTATCAAAAGAACATGCCGATAGGTTGCAAGCGCCTAACCGTATTGCTTGCGTGAAGGTTGAAATAGACTGCGAAGAAGGTGAGGGGGCTATGACTAAATGGCAACCAATAGAAACAGCGCCACACGACAAACCAATTTTGGTTCAATTAAAAGATTCCTGTGTGATGATGGCATGTTTCAATATTTTAACTCTCCAATGGGAAATTGTGGGTTATAATTGTCCTGATGGGTTAAAGAAAAAATGTCTTGAAAAAGATGTGTTTAAAAAACAATTCAGTCGTTGGATGCCATTACCGGAGCCACCGAAATGACTGATCTGAACCGTTTGGCTGATTTAATTTTGCCCGGCATTAGAAACGCACAACTTAAACTTGAAGAAGTGTCTAACTACTTGGGTGTAATGCCCTACAGTCTGCGTCATTATGATGGATGGCAACCGATAGAAACAGCGCCAAAAATTGATGAAAAAAGAATACTGGTTGTTTGGTTGGGTCATGTTCAAATTGCCAGTTGGAACGCTAAAGTCAGTAAGTGGCAAGAGGATTGCTATGGTGATTTTACCGTTGATGACGACGAAGTAACCCATTGGATGCCATTACCGGAGCCGCCAAAATGATCCACTTCCTTGGCGGTATTCAGTCCATCACAGCAACCTACTTGGTGTGGTCACGTTACAAGACCGCCAGTATGCCTGATTGGGAATGGGTAAATGATTTGCCTGATGGCGTATCGCAGGTGGCACATTGGGTTATTAAGAGGATAGCAAAATGAGACAGTGGATAGTCCGCCATGAGCGGGACGGCGACAACATCCGTGCGCTGTGGGAGAACGACAGCGGCGACAGGTGGTATGTGCAGGTCGTGATTAACGGGGAGGTGCAGTGGTGATGGATATTGTAGAACGCTTAGGATCATTGCGCTTAAGCAATGAAGATTATGAAGTTGTTGTTGATGCAATAGATGAGATTGAGCGGTTACGCAGCAATATGTACCAAGCAATGCATCATGCTGCTGAAATTTGGAAAGAGAATGGGCAAGAATTAGACGACCAACTTGGCGTTGTTGCTTTAATATTAGCCAATGGATTAGGAATTATCTCTGACGCCGCACTGAAGGAGGGTGAGTGATGGCAGATAAGCACCTTGTCGCCTGTGTTGCCCTTGTTTGCGCGGCTGTTACCGCAATGCGCGGGGCAGATGGATGGGGATGGTTCATTTTCATTGCGTGTGTATGCATTTAAAATTGTAGGAGGAGGAGTGATGGAATTTAGTTTTTGGAAATTTGAATTTGTATCCCATGACGGCGGATGGTTTATAGCATGGAATGACGTAATTAAATTAGAGTGGCATTCGCGCTGAAGAAGGGTGAGTGATGGATAAAGAAACAGAAATTACCATCAACCGATTGTTGGCCGATAACAAGGCGGCGCATGATTTGAACGATTATCTGACAAAGGAAAACAAACGGTTGCGGGAAGTAAGGGATATGCTGCAAGCCATAAATGGAGCAAAAGATAAAGAAATAACAATATTACGTGCTGAAAAACATTTGACTGCATTGAAGGAGGTGAGTGATGGGTAAGATTCAAGAATGGTATGATTCGTGGCTTTTGGAACAAGCTAAGGAAGCCGTGGCGAATGGTAACTTTAAGCCGCAACCGCCAAAGTATGTGTTTCCAAGCGACATTAAAAAAGCTTTGCGCCAACAAGCTGAAGAGTGTGAACATGCTGAGCGTGACCCTAAAACGGGCATTTCAACGTGGCCTAAAGAAACAACGCTTGAGTGGCAAGCCGCTGATTTGCTTGATGAGTATCTTGCAGAAATCCGCGATTACGAAAACATGCGCGATAAGTTTGTAGAACTTTGGCTGGATATGCGCGAACTGTTAGGCGGGGACAATGACGAAACGCTGGCCTGATTATTGGGATTTGTGTCTACAATGTAGATACGCTGGACTTGATAACGTGGCGGACTTTATCCATGAGATGATGGATGATACCCGGCAAATGCATGAAGCTTTGTCTAAAATATCCCATGCACAATATAACGCGGATAGCAAAGATATAGCTAACGCGGCTATAGAAAAATCTAAAAAGTTTGAAACAAAAGTTAGATTAAAGGCAGTAAAATGAATCAGGAAACGGTGTGCTTAGAAGCTATTTTTACACTTAACGCGCTTGTTGAAGAATATCTTAACGAGTTTAACATGCGGCCCAAACCCAAAGATGCGGGGATTTATCAAACAAAAGCTGAAAAGGCAGGTGAGGCTTTGCTTAATGCTTCGTCAGCGGATGAATTAACCAATACAACCGTGACGACTGCCATTAGGCGGACAGTTGGGGTTATGCGGGATATTGAGCAAGATTTGATCAGCCATGACTTGAGTAAATATATAGAACGCCGGAAAAGGGTCGAGCAGCTTGGGTCAATTATGCACATTAGCCGTGCCTACCCAGAAAGTGCAGTTAAACGGCTAAAATTGCTTAAGCCTGAAAAAGTCTCTATTAAGGCCGCATGACATATGACTTAAACAATTTGACTGAAGGCCAGCGGCGGGAATTATATCGTCAAGCCAAAGCCTTGAACTATGAAGAAAGTTTATACGCTTTTACAGAAAGGGCGTGGCGTGAAATTGACTCCGCGCCCTTTGCTGAAGGCGGGTTTGCACTACAAGCAATATGCGAGCATCTACAGGCATGTGCGGACGGATATATTAGGAATTTAATCATAAACGTGCCACCTAGATTTTCAAAATCTACCATTACTGGAACTATGTTCCCAGCTTGGGTATGGACACAAAGCAATCATACGCCTACGTCGGGGCCGGGCATGCAATTTTTGCACTCGTCTTACGCTATGGGTTTGTCAATCCAAGATTCGGTAAAGTGCCGCCGACTCATTGAAAGCAAGTGGTATCAAACGCTTTGGGGTGACAGATTTAAGCTTGTTGGCGACCAAAACACCAAAACACGCTTCCAAAATGATAAAAACGGTATACGAAACACGGTGTCGGTTGGATCAGCTACGACAGGTTTGGGCGGTAATTATTTGATTGCCGACGATCCAAACAACGCGCAGGAAGCTAATTCGGAAGCTATTGTGGCTTCTACGATTGAGTGGTGGGACATGGCTTGGTCTACCCGTCTTAACGATCCTAAAAAGGGTGTTAAGATTGTTATTCAACAAAGACTTTCCGAAAACGATATTACGGGGCATATTCTTTCCAAGGACATTGGCGAGTGGACCCATCTGTGCTTGCCAATGAGGTTTGAAGCAGCACGGAGAACCTATAATGTACTTGTCCCCGCAGAATTTAATGACGGCGAACCAGTTGTCTGGACTGACGAAAGGACTGAAGAGGGTCAACTCTTATGGCCTGAACGATTTGGAGATACCGAAGTTACCCTTTTGGAGAAGACACTTGGGCCTTATGCGGCAGCCGGACAGCTACAACAAAGACCAGAACCAGCGGGTGGTGGTATTATTAAACGCGAATGGTGGGGCGAGTGGACTAAGGAAAAGTTCCCACACAATTTAGAAATTGTTATTGCGTCGGTTGATACAGCATTTGGCGCAAAAGAATTTGAAGGTGATTTTTCAGCCTGTACTGTCTGGGGAGTGTACCGTGACGCTGGCCCAGCATCCGGCGTAATCGGCGCAGACATGACTGGAGGTTGGCAACGCATTTCTGCGGAAGACCGCGAGGCAGATGTTCCTAAAGCAATTCTTATGCATGCTTGGCAGGGCCGCATGGAGTTGCACGAATTGGTTAATAAAATTGGCGAATCAGCCCGTGAATGGAAAATTGATTACCTTTTGATCGAAAACAAAGCTTCGGGCATCAGTGTTAGCCAAGAATTGCGCCGTTTGTTTGGTTATGAGAATTACGGTGTACGATTAATCGATCCTAAAGGGTTGGATAAAGTGGCCCGTACTTATGCTATACAGCACTTATTTTCAGAAGGTATGGTTGTGGCACCTACCGACCCCGGCGGGGAGGTATTTAAGATATGGGCGGAAATGGTCGTGGCGCAGTGTGCGACCTTTCCAAAAGGAAAACACGACGACTTACATGATACTGTAACACAAGCATTGAATTGGTTACGCGGCACCGGAATGTTGCAGCGCGGTGCTGAACGGACTGCGGAATTGGCTGCAAACAATACTTGGCGTGGCGCAAGCGAAAACCAGCCACTTTACCCAGTTTAGGAGAGTACAATGGCTAAGCATACATGGCAGATTACGCTTAATAAGTACGACAACGCTGGTGTAGACCAGTTATATGTTAAGGCAGACTCATGCGACATATACGAAGGTGCCGTAAAATTTCACATTGACCCAGCCAAAACGGAAGAAAATCCATACCCTGAAAGCGTGTTGGTTGCTTATTTGCCGACAGATCGTGTGTTTGAAATTGAAATTTTGGACAACGAAACTGGCGAGCCAGCTGGTTTTTTGCCAGTAGAGGAAGAGTAAATGGCCGACAATCCGCACTTTATGACGCCAGAGGAAATGTCCAAAGTGATTTGTCCTTTTGGTCGGGGAAACGGCATGCCCGGCAAGGAGATAGTCGTTGAAGGTCAAATACTTGGCAAACCATGCGTCGGGGATTATTGCGCCGCATGGCGGTGGGCTTCGTGGGAAGACCCAGAAACCAGCGAATGGGAATATAGTGAAGAATATGGTTGTTGCGGAATGGTAGGTCCATGAACGAAGAAAAGAAGTTGCCTGAAATACTAACAGTCGTCGCCAAGGATAATGGCGACGGCTGCATCCGCGTGTCGTTAGTTATTGACACTAAGTTTCATCAATTCCGCATGAAACGGAACATTGCGGTCAACCTAATCAAGGCTTTGGCGGAGTCGCTTGACGATAAGTTGCATGCCGTGTAAATGGAAAGCCGTATTCGCACTGGGAACTTTCGGTATGTTCGCTATCACATGATTGACCACATGCATCGACTTGGCTGGATGATTGTGGCTCATTTAGGCGCAACACACGGAAATTGGTCGGTGCTAATGTGGCGATGCGATTGTGAGGACGGCCATGATGACATGGAACCATCGGGTAGTTAAGTACGAAACCCGTAATTTGTTTGGCGATCCAGACGTAGGATATGCCATTCATGAAGTTTTTTACGACAATAACGGCAATGTGCAGGGAATGACGGCCAATGCAGTAAGCCCTTGGGGAAATACCAAGGACGAGTTGCGGCTAGAACTTTTGCGCATGATTGAGGCTTTGGAAAAGCCAGACCTTGATTATGATGATAAGGATGAAGCTGATCCATTTGCGAATAAAGCATAATTGCCTTATAGTGTGCCGGATATTCCAACAGGATACAGCACATGGCTTTGACGCCCGGATTAGTTCCCAACATTCGGCTTGACCAAGATCAGCAAGATTTGCCGCTTGGTGAGGGCCAAGACACCATTGTCGTTATGGACTCAGACCCAGATGCTGATCAGCCAGAAATGGACGTTGATGGCAATGTTCTCCGTATTGACCACGGGGATGGCTCTATTAGCGTTTCCCTTGATGGGCGTCCTATTGAGTCTAGTAAAAGAAAAAAAAGCGAAGGTTGGTATGCTAACTTGGCTGAAGACATACCTGAAAATACGCTTTCTGAGATTGCTCATCAGCTTATTAAGGGTATTGAGGAAGATATCGACAGCCGCAAAGAGTGGATTGAAGACCGCGCACAGGGTCTACGACTATTGGGCCTTAAAATTGAAATTCCGGGTCAACAAGGCACAGCCGATGGCGCACCTGTTGAAGGAATGTCCCGTATCCGCCACCCGCTCTTGCTGGAATCCGTATTGCGTTTTCAGGCGAATGCGCGGTCAGAACTTCTGCCCACTGACGGACCAGTCAAGGTACGGGTAGACAGCAACTCAGGCTCACCTGAACTTGATTTGCAAGCAGAATATTTGGAAAAAGACTTCAATCATTATTTGACGGCGACGGCTAAAGAGTACTATCCTGACACGGATAAGATGCTTTTTATGCTAGGGTTTGGCGGTTCGGCCTTTAAAAAGGTCTATTACTGCCCCCTACGCAATCGTCCCGTTTCCGAAACTGTGGATGCGGACGATTTAATCGTCAACAATGAAGCCACGGACCTTTCAAATGCTCGGCGTATTACCCATCGAATCTCTATGCGTCCTTCGGTTGTCAAACGGATGCAGATTATTGGTGCCTACCGTGACATCGATTTGGGACAAGCCAAGCAGAAGGAACTTGACGCCGTTCAAAAAGAAAAGAACGCAATCCAAGGCACCCAAGATGACATCAACATTGCTGAAGATCGGGACCGCGAAATATATGAATGCTACTGCGAATTAAACATTGAAGGCTACGAGCATCAGATTGACGGAGAAGCATCCGGTTTGGAAGTTCCGTACCGTGTAACGATCGACGTATCATCTAAGCAAGTCCTTAATATTGTTAGAAATTATGATGAAGAAGATCAGGAATTACCTGAAGCGCGTACGCATTTCGTTAAGTACGATTTTGTGCCGGGCCTTAAATTCTATGGCATGGGCCTATTACAGATTTTGGGTAATACTACAAATGCTTTGACCGCTGTTTGGCGTGAATTGCTTGACGCAGGTATGTATGCCAACTTCCCCGGCTTCTTGTATGCCAAGACATCTGGCCGACAAAATAGCAATATTTTCCGCGTTCCTCCCGGCGGTGGCGCACAAATTGACACGGCTGGCTTGGCTATTCAGCAAGCCGTTATGCCGCTACCTTATAAAGAGCCATCTGGCGCATTAGCCAGTTTTGCTCAGACAATTAGTGAGTACGGCCAACGCGTAGGTGGCACTTCTGAGTTGCAAGTAGGCGAAGGTAAGTCAGATGCACCTGTCGGAACCACGTTGGCAATAATTGAGCAAGCGCAAAAGGTTCTTAACAGCGTTCACAAGCGCTTACATGCGGCACAAGCTGACGAATTTCAGCTGTTGGCACAATGCTTTAGGGAGCATCCCAACTCTTTCTGGCAAAGAAACAAGCGCCCAGCAGGTCAATGGGATGAGAATACATTCCTAACTGCACTGGATAATTATGAATTGGTTCCTCAAGCTGACCCTAATACGGCAAGCCACATTCAACGTGTTATGAAAGTAACAGCATTGATCCAATTGGCCCAACAAGCGCCTGATTTGTACAATTTAGACGCTGTAAACCGCGAAGCATTACTTACATTGGGCTGGAGCAACGCTACTTCGTTGTTACGTGATCAAACTACCAATCCATCACAGCCTGATCCACAAGCACAGGCCGCTCAAATGGCTGGTCAGGCCGCTATGATCACTGCGCAGTCTAAAATGATAGAAGCGCAGACCAAAGTTGCCGAAACGCAGCAGAAATTGGGTGGTGGTCAAGGTCTTTCCCCTGAAGAACAGGTCAAAATGGCCGAAATTCAACAGAAAAACATTGATGCACAGCTTGATGCGACCAATCGTAAGCGTGATCGCGAGAGCCGTGAACGTATTGCAGCGGTTAAGTTGGCTGAAGATATGGCCGCAAACCCTGCTGGCTTGGGTATTGTTAAGCAAATCCTTGATCCAAGCATGATTCAACGTCTTGAAGGCAATGAAGCGCCTATGACACCCACTCCCGGCGGCGTTATACAGTGAGATAAGTCATGAACGACCACATTAAGCATGCTTTGCGTATTGCGCAGTCGTTAGGGCGCGGAAATGACACTATTCTGGCGCATATTAACCCGCGCGAAGCTGCGTTGCTTAAAAAACGGGGTGGGTCAGGTAAAATTAATCCATATACTGGGTTAATAGAATTTGATGACAATGATCACGAAGGCGAAAATGCCCGCGGAGGCGATAGCGTTGGAGGATTGCGTGGAGACACGGGTGGATATAGTGGCAATCAAGATGCCGCTAATGAAGCGCGTGTTGGAGATACTCCCGGGGGATTTAGTGGTGATACTGGAGCATTTTCAAAAGGCGACGTTGGCATGTTACAAGGCCAACAAAATGCTTTAACAGCTGGTTTGCAAGGTGCTGAACAAGCTGCAAGAGGAGCCGAGGAGAATAATCCAACTGGACTATCCATCCGTACCGGGGATGCTCCCGGCGGGTTAATGGGTGATACAGGTGCATTTTCAACAAGAGTTACACCCGCCCAAGGCCAACAAGACGCAGCAACTGTGGCAGCTTTAAATAAACAAGTTTCGGATCAAGCAGCTTTTAATAGATATATGCAGCGTATGCAAAATGTTGAAAGTGGCGGGCAGGGCTATGCTTATAATAAGCAAACTGGCGCGTTTGGATTAAACCAATTAACTCCGTCAACGGCGGTAGCGCTTTTAGGTAAATATGAGCCAAGCGAAACATACCGTGAAGCAGCCGGAACATCTAACCCAGCTGATGTTTTAGGAGGAGGTTTAAACACTGGTCCGGGTTATGTTAATTTAACGCCGCAAGAGCAGTTAAGAAATATAACAGTCAACCAAGATCTTCAAAATAAATTAGCTGAAGATTTAAGCCGCGAAAATATGGGAACATTGTCTAGTGCGGGCGCGCCTATAAATAATGCCACATTATATGCTGCCCATCTTTTAGGTGCTGGAGATGCTTTAAAAGCGATAAATGCCGATCCTAGTACGCCTATTGAGCAAACTGGTGTAAATCAACAAGCTATTTTAAATAATAATCTTTCTGGTTTAACAGCTGGACAAGTTTTAGCGCGGGCTAATAGCCAAATGGCTGCAGCACCTTCGGGAACAGGAACATCTACTACAACTGGTGGATTTGGAAGGCTTGCTGAAAATTCAGGCAACGGTGCAGTTTTATCTGAGGGGGCGGTTAATTCTTCCAACCCCAATAATACTGCAACGGAAACTGGAAATACAGTTAATGATACAACGCCAAGAATCCCGGTAGATAGTTTGGAAGATCCGGCCCTTATTGCGGCATACAACGCGCAATATGGGCTGGCTGGACCTAAAAACACTATAGCCGATATGGCATTAGGGCAACGCGCCCCTAATATTACAACAGACAATCCACTTATAAATACAGTACAAGGCGCAAATAACTTCCTGACAAATTTGTTTACGCCTAATTATAATTTAGGTTCTGACCAATATAACAAAATAAGCCAAAACCCAGAACCATCGCCAGAATCCCCATTTAGGGGTCATGGCGGCGGTCAACAGCCTATTCCGTATATTCCTCCTGTTGAAACAGCGGCAGCTATCGCGCCTGTTGCGCCAATGGCGTCGTATGTACAACAAACGCCATATATTCCACCTGCTAATACCCCGTATGCATCTTTGGGCGCTAACTTTGTAGACCCAAGAATGTATCAAAACCCTTTATTTTCTCAAGTTTTAGCTACTGGCGGGAAAGTGCATGGCAATAATGCTATGGGCAATGCCCTGCGCATGGCTATGGCAAACAAACCATGAACATCTATTGTGCAAATACGGCAAATAGGCTAATATTCCCTTATTACACCTGCGGACGCGCAGTGAAGGAGCAGACTTATGCATGAGTATCTTAAACAGGCCCGTGAGGGTGCAGCCAAGAAGTTGAAGGGCATCCAGAGCGGTGAGCCTCATACTAAGGTCGACTCCTCCTCATGGTCGCCACCTGAGATGCTTGAAGCTGACAAGCAGACTGGCATGCGTCCAGTTAGCAAGCGTCAGTATAAATCTGGCGGCAAGGTTCACGGTGAGCATGCTAAGAAGCGCGCTGACCGTAAAGCCCGTAAAGAGGGTGGCCGCGCAATGTCAGTAGACGGTTTTATCAACCGCGACGACAAGATGGCTAATGATGAACGCGCTGGCGTAAAGCATGTTGGCGGCATGAAGCGCGGCGGCAAAATTCACAAGAAAGCCCGTGGCGGACCAGAAGGTGATTTTGCGGATCGCAACTACGGCGCAGACGAAATTACGCAGATGACGGGCAATATGCCTCGCAATATGCCTATGGGAACTAGCTATGCTAAGGTTCCTATGCCTACGCCCCGCCCTTCTGATAAACCAGTTAAGTATGTTGGTCCAAAGCCAACCACAAATCCTAATTATGGGATGAAAAAGGGCGGCGCAGCACATCTTGATGAGGCGGCAGATAAGGCTCTCATCCGCAAGATGGTTAAGCCATCTGCTCGTACAGGTAAAGCAGAAGGCGGCGACCTTGATCCAAATTTGATGGATTGGAAAATACTTCGTCAAAAATTAAAAGATTCGGTAAAAGAAAAAACCGCCGCTTCTAAGGGTAAAGCATCAGCTAATCCTTTAATGGGTGGCAAACAAATCAATGATGATCAAAATGAAAGTTTTACATCTAGCGGATTAAAGCGCGGTGGCCGTGCAGAACATTGTTGGGGTGGTGAAGCTAAGCCAAAGAAGGCTGAAGGCGGCTCAACCAAGTGGATTCAAGGTGCGATTAAGCATCCGGGTTCGCTTCATAAGGCACTTCATGTTCCCGCTGGTGAAAAAATTCCTGCCAAGAAATTGGAAAAAGCTTCTCACAGCGAAAATCCAAAGTTAGCTAAAAAAGCTAATTTAGCTAAGACGTTGAAGCGTATGCATCATGCAGATGGTGGCGAGGCTGGTCGTGGCTTGTACGTACGTCAAGGTTATCCGCATGAAGTTCCGGGCGCTGATGGCGGTCGTACGGCTAAGAAGGGTGGCGGATCGCTTGGCAAGGGTAAAACCAATGTCAATATTATGATTCATCCGCATAGCGGCGCAGCACAGCCTCCTGTTATGCCTCCAATGGGTGGATTGCCAATGCCTCCACGTCCGCCAGTGTCACCTCCAATGCCACCACAAGGTATGCCAATGGGTGCGCCTCCTATGGGTGGCCCAGCAGCTGCATTGCCTCCAATGGGTGCAGGTCGTCCGGGTATGCCTCCTATGGGCCGCAAACACGGCGGCAAGATTCCTGCTGGCATGAAGACCATGCACGTTATTGATAACGCTGCTGGTGGCGGTCTTGGTCGTTTAGAGAAGATCAAAGAATACGGACTTAAATAACCTGTTTAGGTTTTAAGTCAGGCATAGGAATAGATACCGTGCGGTGTGTATATATACCGCATGGCACAAACATATAGCAGCCTTCTTGAATACGAAACCGGACGCCTCATCGACGAGGCGATTGCCGACGAGGTTGCTATTCTTATGAACGGCACCGTCGAAGACATCAAAGATTACAAATTTCGTACTGGCGTGATTCGCGGCTTGAACAAGGCCCGTGAACTTATGTCCGAAGCAGATAGCAACATCCAATCAGGTGAAAGAGGATAAACATGCC